AGCGTTTGATTACTTGTCAAAACTGCTCATCCATATTTGATAAGGTAAAATAAGATATACCTCTAGGGGTTATCCGTTCTATCCTATTCTATTGAATAAATAGTCAGCGACTTTATCGCACTTACGGAGATTACAATGCTTAGACTCGATGTCCCTTTGGATATTCAGTTATTACTAGAAAGTTATGCTAAACAATTATCAACGGAGGAGAAGTTCGAGGTGTCTATTCAACAAGCCTTCGAGCGTCTAATCCGTATTGCACTTGGGGAAAAATAATGGCTTTGAATCGTGGGGGCAAAATTACAGAGATCGAACAGGCGATGATAGATCGCTTAAACCGAGTCGGTGGTGCAGATCAAGCACAGGCTCAGTCGTTCTTTGGAAGTGGTCAGCCTGTCCAACCCTCAGCCCCACCTGAAGTGCGTGGACGATTATCCGATTATCCCAATTATTACAATTACAACATCACACCAAGAGCCGATCAACTCACCAGCGTGGGATTCTCTACGCTACGAACCATCAGCGATCCCGCACAAGGCGGACTCGATATTCTTGCGTTAGTCATCGAGAGTATAAAAGACCAGATCTCAGGATCGAATTGGAACATCAAGGGACGTGACGGAAGCGATGGTGGAGAGAAGGCTGCCAAGATTATGCAACGTCTCCGCAAACCAGATGGAGTCAATCCATTCCGTACTTGGCTCAGACAAATCATTCACGATCACTTGGTGATCGATCAACCCGCAATCTACATTCGTCCCAATGGAACAGATCTTCCGCTACTCGATGTCATGGATGGTGCGACCCTCAGCTTAAAGATTGACGCCTACGGAAGAACTCCTCAACCGCCTTATACTGCCTATCAGCAAGTCATTAAGGGAATCCCCGCAATCGATTACACGACCTCAGAAATTATCTGTGCCATATATAATAGAAGGAGTAATCGGGTCTATGGCTATAGCAGAGTCGAGCAAGTCGTGAACATTATCAATCTTGCTTTAAGACGCCAACTTTCTCAGATCGAATACTACACGAGCGGATCTGTCCCTGATATGTTGCTCGGTGTCCCAGACACTTGGTCAGTCGATCAAATCGCACAATATCAAGAATGGTTCGATAGCATCCTCTCAGGCAACATTGGTGATCGCAGAAAAGCACGTTTTATTCCCGGTGGTGTCACTCCGCATCAGACTAAAGATGCAGTCATCAAAGACGGTCTGGACGAATGGTTAGCCAGAGTCGTGTCCTATGCGTTCTCAATCTCACCAGATTGGGCAGTCGCTCAGGTTAATAAAGCCACCGCAGAAATCCAGAAGGAAACTGCGTTGGAGCAAGGGGTCGTCCCGATCAAATTGTGGCTATCCGATGTGATGGATGAGGTCTTAGAGAAAGCATTTGATGCACCGGAATTAGATTTTGATTGGGTCGAAGATGGCTCAGTCGATCCTAAACAACAAGCCGAGATCTTAAACATTTATGTGAACGGACTCAATCCCATTCTGACTGTCAATGAAGCTAGAGCCGAACTCGGCTTAGATCCTCTTGTAGAGGAGGAACAAAGTGTCGCTCTCAACACGCCTCCTCTACCCTTAGACGTAAATAAAAAAAAAAGAGCTTGGGAAAGCCACTACCGTCTATAAATCGTAAGTCAGTTATCAAAGCAGAAAAGCAAATCCAAACGCTATTCAAGAAGTATTTTATAGCCCAAAGAAAAGCGATCCTGAATTATCTTGAAGCCAATGTAATGAAAGCGAGTTATTCGCAAGTCAGCATTGAAGCCCTGATCGCTGAATTAAGAGCTGCACAAGCAAGTCCTAGACTCGTCAGAAAACTAGAAGCCTTGCTAGAGAAGATAACCGCTGAGACTTCTACGCTAACTCTTGCGGCAGTCAGTCGAGAGATCGGAACGCAGTTTGCTGATGATGTCTTTAACCTTGTGAATAACTACGCTAAGGAATATGCAGCGACAAGAACCGGATCTCTCATTACCGATATTGGAGAGACAACCTTAAACGTAGTTAGAGAGAAACTAGGTATTGCGATTGATACCGGAATGTCCGTTAAGGAGTATGCCGATCTAATCGATGCGTCTGGTGTATTCGGAGATAAACGAGCTATGCTTATCGCAAGAACAGAATCCTCACTAGCCCATAACGAAGGTGCGGTGCAGTCTTATATCGATTCAGGCGTGGTCGAAGGTAAGGAATGGCTGATCGCTAATGATGCGTGTGATGAATGTTTACCTTACAACGGAGAAGTCGTTGGGGTGAATGAGGTATTTTCTAATGGAGAATACTCACCGCCTCTGCATCCGAATTGTCGATGCACCACGATCCCTGTCGTCAATGAAGATCTCTTAGCATTATCTGAATCAGTCGAGCTGCAAAAAGCAGAGACCTATAAGCCCACCGAAGCGATGGCAGAGGAAGCCAGACGAGCCTTGAAGTGGAAAGCCGAAGGCAAAGCCGGAGGGACAAGAGTCGGACTCGCTAGAGCGAATCAGTTAGTTAAGCGTGAGAACCTGAGTGAATCAACGGTCAAGCGTATGTTCTCATTCTTTAGTCGCCACGAAGTCGATAAGCAAGGCAAGGGCTTCTACCCTGACCAAGAAGGCTATCCCTCTAAAGGTCGTGTGGCTTGGGGATTATGGGGTAGTGATGCGGCGTTCTCGTGGTCTCGCAGAATCGTAGAAAGCCTAAAAGAAAAGGGCTGACCTCGATCAGCCCCATTCCGACCCTTCCACTAGGTCAGTTTCCCTTTTCGTCTAATCGTTTGATGACAAGACGCTTGGCTCGTTCGACTTCTGCCTCACTCATTCCAATGGCTATCGCCTCGCAGAAGGCAACACACTCTCTGGACTTCTTATCAGTCGGTGCGGTGATCGCTAATTCAAGGGCAGAGCATAAAGCTTCAAATTGTGTCATCTTAGTTTGCATTTTCAAACTCCTCGTGAATCGCAGCTGCCATCACCATAAGACCGACCAGCGAACAGATAAAGAATAGCAGATAGAGAAAACTGAAGGATGCTAATAGCACATTGAGGGTTATCAGGAACAAGCCCAAGAACGAGCAGATGCCTACCATTATGGGCGACTTGTAATTCTTAAGCATTTGGATCTCCTTGAGGCGTTCGCCTCTAAATTGAGGGGGCTTTTAAGAGGTAGCCCCCCTCGACCTTTAGTTATTTATATTTGATCGAAGTAACTCCATCGCACTTTCGGTAATCGGTCCGAGTGCATCACCCGTTCTGCTAATGATGTAGAACTTATTTTGTTTTACACCGACTCCGTATATTGGATTAGATTCGCCTAGCAAAGTGCGAAACCCGTTAAGTTCATCATATTCACACTCTGTAATCTTCTTGCCTTTACTATTGACGAATCCGTATAGTCCGTTTTTTTCCACTATTGCGAACCCATCTACGTGCCTCGAAGCCCAATCATAAATACAAGGCACAACCTCGATACCACGAGAGTTAAGAAAACCATACTTTAACTTTCCGTCTATCCTCTTATGGCATACTGCTAAACCATCGAAAAGGAAACCGACATAACTATAACCCGATGCTTCGAGTTCTCGTTGTTTGCGTTGCCAAGCCTTAGGGTTGGGGGTAAGTATTGAAAGTGTCATTTGTTGCTCCTTGTATGGGGTAATTCCCATAACCCAAGATTACTAAAAAATTGACAGATGTCAATAAATTATTTAGCCCTATCTAAACTATGCAAACAAAGGACTTATCTAAATATCTGCGTATAACTCGATTTAAGCTTAGCCCATAACTCCATAGGCATAACCCCTAAGACAAGGCTAGACCCCCCTAGAATCGGCTATAAAGAGGCGTAAATAAAGCGAAAGGCTATCGCTTACGAGACTTGCGGATATCCTCTTGTATCTCGTATGGGCTAGGCTGCTGAGTCAAGCCCCACCATAGCTGCAGCATTATGAGCAAGGTCGCCAATAAAACTAAGGTTGCAAGTGCCTCATTGACCAATCTTACCCAACGCCTGACCTTAGATAGGCTCATAAGTACCATTGGGGATCAGATTCATCGAGCCGACTAATAAGGGAATTGATCCCAGCCACGATCTCGGATTCCCGACCATAGCGTTCACGCCACTTCTTAGGACTTCGGTGGAACGCAAGTTTGCTCGTATCGAAGTTACCCTGATGATGACCTTCGCAAAGTGGAATCGCCTCGAAGTGAGATGCTCTCTGTCCCATTCCTTTGCCCTCTCGGATATGATGGATCATCGCTGGAACTTCACCGTCACCATCCACTCGGCAACAGTAGCATCCGAGACGAGCGACTTTATTTAAGTGGAGTTTCTCTTTAGCGTTCATACTGATAGGGTACAATAAATAAAGAGCGACACTTCAATTTATTTGGAGTGTGAAATTGAAATTATTTGGTAACATATCTAAAGTAAATGAAAACGATGACGGAACATTAACAGTTTCCGGCATAGCGTCTAGCGAGTCAGTCGATAGCGATGGCGAGATCATCTTAGCAGACGCAATCAAGAACTCAATCCCTGACTACATGAAGTTCGGGGCTTTAAGAGAAATGCACCAGCAGATCGCAGCGGGGACAACCTTATCTCTAAAAGTTTCAGATGACGGAAAAACCGAGATCGAAGCCCTCGTGGTCGATCCTGTGAG